CTGGCGGTATCGTTGCCGTCCGTCGCTGTAAGTGCGTTTGTCGTAAAAGTTACGGCCCCGACATTCTGGCCGCCGAGTCCGTTGGCAAACTGTACACGGATCGCCGAACCCGGCAGAGGTCCGCCGGTGCAAACAACCTCATTGGCATCGATAGTGCTGATTGCCTCCAGTTTGGTCTTCGCGTTGGCTGCCGTCGTGTTGTGGGCAATCGTTGCCGTCTCTTGGCCGCCAAATGTCAGCTTGAACGTCCCTCCGTTCGGCTCATTGACCTCGGTGATAAGTATGACCTCGTCAACGTGTGCAGTATCGCGGCCCTTATACGTCAGGTGGAACGGTCCGCCCGTGGCATTGGCATCGTGCGTCAATGTCTGTATCTCGCTGGTGAAGTTGACATCCGATATTTCGACGGTCAGCGGTCCGCAGACCGGCACACCGTCGTAGAAATGAGTACCGGCCACGTCGGCAGCCCCCACGCGATAGCTCAGCGGCAACAGTACGCTATTGCAGTCGCCTTTCGTGAACAGGGTAATAGCGTCCTCGTCCTTAACAGTTACTGTCCAGTCTGTTTCCGCCCCGGCAGAATCTATTACAACCCTGTTGACCATGCCATAGACCGGGGCTGTCGTAGCCGTGACGGTATTGACGTCGGCGCCACTGAGAGACACTTTTGCATATCGCACGCCGCCGCTATTACCGAGCGGGACTGTCGGGTATGAGACAACAGAGGCCATGACCACCGCTGCGAACAGCATCAGGAAAATCGCTATCAGTTTAAACCGCTTCATGTTCTTGCCTTTCAAAAGTATCCCTAAAAAATCGATTGGCCGTCAAAATGTCGAACCGTCAGAGTTTGTTATTTACTTTTCTGCTTCTTGTCCGGCTTGCTGTTCGCGGGGACGTCTGCTTCTTGTCCGGACTCGGTGGACTCCGCCGCCTTCGGTGTCAGGGCGTAACCCTTCTTTGCCCAGTCGGCTTGATCGCTTACATTGACTTTTACGCGGCCCTTCGGCCCGTACATTACGATTGTGGGTATGACTTCAGACATCGTATTCTCCTATCGCAAAATTGTTATTCAGTTTTAAAAATCCCCGCCCGCCGATTGACAGGCGGGGATTAACATTACATCGAAGGTGTCGTTTAGCTCTGCCCGCAAGCGCGGCAAGCCAGATTCGGGTCGAGTGTCTTGACGCCGTACAGCACGTCCAGAGCGACTTTGACCAATGAGGAATCGCCGACATAGAACACACGCGAACGGATAGCCAGACCCGTTATGGGATCGGTTATCGTTGCGATCTTTGCGCCGAGTTCCTTACCCATTTCGGTCAGCGGGGCCATTGCCAACGCGAATGCGTTGCGATGGAACGCCAGATTTGCCCTGTGGGTATCGACGCGGCCAGTTACAACTGCGTCTTCATCTATGGCCACGACAAGGGGAGGAGTAAAGCTTACGTCGGCCTCGCCGGCTGTGAACGTCACATCTGCCGTGACGGCATAACGCTGATCGTTGCCGGCGATAACGAACGAGTCGCCGGCCTTCATAGTCCCGCCGCTGGTCATGCCGTCGATGTGTATCGTGGACACACCCTTTGCATAAACGGCTGTCGTGCCTGACCCGAAATCGACGGCACCTGTTGCATCGGCACAGGTCCCGGCGGTATGAAGCGGCACGTTCTGGTTTGCGAACAGCTCGTATCCGTACTTACGGCCGAGCGTGCCTCTCATCATGTCCTCGACGCCCTGCTGGCCTGCACCCTGATTCTGTGTGAACGCAGACAAACCCAGCAAGCCCGCTTCCAGATTGCCGTCCACCATGAAGTGCATATTTGCGGCGTCTGCCATCGGCACCTTGTTGTCGAACATGACTTTCCTTGTGCTGATTATGTCCGTCACTGCCGTGCTGCCGTTGTTTGCTATGTCGTAGTACCACGGTACGTCTTTGTATAACGCACAAAGCTTCTGGTCGATATCGTCGGCCAAAGCTACGGCTGCAGGCGCGATGTGATCGGATATGATCCGCTCATCGCTGATAGACAGTTCTTTGTCGGTCAACTGGAACTTCACTTCCTTCCAGTAAGCGAGCGTTAACGCGACTGTCTCGGTCGCTAAGTCCTGTGACGATGACGGAGCGTCCTGAGCAGAGAACGTTGACGGCCTGCGGATGTTGATCACGTCGCCTTTTCCGAACGACTTACGCTCTTCGTCATAGCCGCGATAAACACGGCCGGCCATACCCAGTGCCTTGTGCAACTGGATCAATGCCTCCTGAGCGTAGAATATCGGATTGTAAACGCCAAGTGTGTTACTCATCTGAGTGTCCTTTCATCAAAAATTAAGTTCTTATTTCGAGTTGGCATCCCGCCTTTTGAGCGGCATCTTTGGCGGCCCGGTACTTTGTTACATTCTTGGCGTCCGCCTCGGATATAACATGAGTACCGCCTTTGCCGCCGCCGGGACCGCCCGTTCCACCGTTTGCACCGCTCCCCGATGCCCCGGTGCCTTCAAAAGCCGGTGAGTATGTGTTGTTATTTTTCATCTCTGCAACCAGTTCGGCTATTGTCATCGGTGCCGTCGAGCCTGCCGCCGGGCTGATACGAACCTGCCCGTTGGCATCGACAACCTCGACGATATATTCACCCTTATCCGTCTGGCGCATTCGCGTTGCAGACTTAACGTGAGGCAGCAGCAGCGTGGTCGAACCTTTGTGTTCGGCCAATGCTTTTATGGCAGAGGCTTCGACCATTACCTTTTCGAGCTGTGAGGTCATCGTCTTGATCGAGGTCTCTCTTGCACCAAGTTCCCCCTGATGCTTTTCGACAAGCTGCTTTTTTATCGCCTCGATCTGTTCTTTGACCTTTTCTTCCGGCTTCCAGTTGGCCATGTCTTCGACCTTTTGCAAAGCCGATCTGGCCTTATCGGCATCGAGTCCCTCAAATGCCTTGACCTTTTTTGTTGCCTCTTCTTTCGCGGTTCTCTCGGAGCTTAGAGCGCTTTTAAGCCCCTTCACGTCCTCAAGGGCGAAATCGCCGATAGGAGTTACATCGAGAATGAACGTCCCGTCATCCCGTTTCTTGTACTCCTTCTTGACGTCCGCCGATAAACCGTTCAAGACTTCCGCATTGATAATCGCTGCTAATGCCATAACAACACTCCTTCCGGCTTCCCGCCGTGTGGTTTCAAAGAGGCGTCTCGCCTCTCGGACTTCCCGTCCTATTGGTTAGCCGGATACGCCCGGCCTTATTTACTTTTTGCGGGCAACAAAAAAAGACGGCAGTTAAGTGGTTAGGCACCTAACTGCCGTCTAAAATCTGTTCTTGCGTCAACCTGTAGCTGGCCGGCCACAGATCAAACCCGCTTGTATTTACTTTTTAACCGGCCTTACCGAGCCGTTCTTCCAACGCCTCAAGTTCGCCGAGCGTCAAGATTCTGTTATTCGATGTCGCAAATCTTTCTATCGGGACTTCACCGCGTCTGAATAGTTTCGCCTTGCCCGGTCCCAACGCCTCGTTCTGCACGGCTACAGGCTGCGACTTTAACCGCTGCGGATATGTCATCGATGCCGGTACCTGACCGTTCATCGATGCACGTGTACCATCGGGCGCCTCTTCCAGATCGATACCGAGTTCCTTCCACGTAGCGAGATTAGGGGAGGCGAAACTGCGGCAGTTGGGGGGCCTTGGCGGGATCGGACCCTCG